ACTGATAAAAGTACCTTATCCAACTTAGGTATTGGATACTACACAAAGCGCTACTACGCAAGTGTCACTGTAAACGCCTCTTCAGGAACAAATTCATCTGGTGGTACCATCAACTGGTCATCAACTAACCAAACTGCATACACGATTGCTGGAGATATCAACGTAGGTTACACCACGTCGACTACGCAAAGTAGGGCTATCTCTGGTCTTGCTGGTAGTACAACTTATTACTTTACAGTCACTGTCTACTCATCAGACGGCCACTCTGCGTCAAGTCCAGGTACACTAACTACTGCCGCTGCTTTTACTACTCCTTCATTTTCACCTAACCCTCCAGGTATAAGCTGGTCTAGTACTCAAACGTCAGGTTCGGCCGGACAATCTTGGACATGGGATTCAGTAACTGCGTCAGGAAGTACGTCTGGAGGTTTGACGTATGACTGGCAAATATCATCTTCCAGCTCAGGGTCTCCACTTCTTAGCAGTAGCAGCACCTCTCAAACCTTCTTAAACACCGGAGCTACGGCTCTTCGATGGGCTAGAGTGCGAGCAAAGATTAACGGCACAAACGGAACTACATACTATGGAAGCTGGACAGGATGGACCTAACAAACGCAGAAAAAGTAAGTGTAATTACGGAAAGAATCTTGTATAAAGAAGCTTTAACTACACAGTACCTTCAACTAGTAGAGGCTAACAAAGACAACAGCAGCTATCCTTTAGAAAAAATTGAAGGATATCTTGCTAACGTGAACAACCTTAACTTAATGAAGGAAGCACTAAATAACGAACTAGACAGATTAGCATAATTATAAATAATAATTATGATATGATAATACTACTACACAAGGAGAAAAATGGCTAACGAACTGACAGACACAGATAAGCTGGATATAATTAACCAGCATATCAGATCTTTAGAGTACAACCAGTACAACTTGACGTTGTCAAAACTAGAGGAAAACGCTTCATTGAGACCAGACGCAGATATTCTTGCGTCAATTGACGGACAGCTAGCTGATAACACAGCTAAGCTTTCCGCCCTAAACTCCGAGAAGGCTAAGCTTTCAGCTTAGTCTCTAACTAACAACACAGCTATGTCATATTCGTACTCTGACTCTGACTCTGACGAGTACCGTGCACATGGAGATCCTATTATTGCTGAGCTTCTTCGTGAAAAGAAGGAGAAAGACAGTGAGCTTGCCTTAAAGGCATCTAAGATTGAGTTACTCTCTAGTCTTATACAGAAGGACAAGAACGTCTTATACCTTTGGGAGGTAGAGCGCCTGCTTGCCGACGTGCCTACAAGTGGCTTGAGTGAGCGTGAGATCCTAGAGATTGACCGTTGCATACAGGAAGTAAAAGATCGCATAGACAAAGATGCGTTAGAGTTAGACCGTTTACAAAACGACAATGAATAAAGAGAAGGACGACATAATGGACAAGAAGGAACTAATGCTTGCAGCGCTACAACAGCGTGTCGGAGAGTTAGAGCTTCAGTCTGCATCTTTCCGTGCAGATATAACTATGCTTATGGATGAAAATGCAGAGCTAAAATCACAATTAGAAAACAATAAGGCACAAGATGCATGAGGTAAAGGACGGCACTCGTACACTACAGTTTAGTGGAGTCATTCTTGCAAAGTCTTCATCTTGGCGAAGAGGGTCTACTCGCTGGATTGAGTTTGAACTCTACAAGACTGATAACGGCAAATACATTCTTTCTCGCGTAGGTGTGTCTCTTATCTACCACGGGTCTGCTTGTCCTCTTGTAAAAAGGTATTCTCTAAACGAGGTACCTGCTGATTCTCTTCATAAGGACTCTCTTGCCTGTGAGGAGTGTAATCCTTCAGAGGAGGCGGTGTTTGTGTTTCCAGAGACTCATCGCTATTGGGCACAGGTGTCGGAGGAGCCAGACGCAGTTCTTGAGGCACTCTACAAGTATGATCAAGGCGGCGCTCGCTATCTAACTAAGGTTGCTGAACGTCTTCTTGAGGAGGCAGCGTCAATTGATAAGGGAATTGAAAAGATCTATCGAGTAGAGGTTATTTCCTAAGACGCCTTTACGTGTTATAATTTATTCAACGACATCAAGACTAAGGACAAAGATACGTGTTTATCGTTATTGAAGGTACAGACGCCTCAGGCAAGACGTCTTTAAGCGAGGCTGTAAAGCACGAACTAGAGACGCGTCAGCACGGCTTTCCAATACAAACTTTTCATAAAGGACGTCCACTAGAGGAAACTCGTCGTTGGGTCTTAAAGGATTACGTGACGTCAATCGAGGACGTTGACTGGACATCTTGCATTGCAATGTCAGATCGCTGGCACTGGGGCGAGATAACATATGCTCCACTTAAGCGACCACACACAAATTTAGATGGATATGGTCTATTAAGTAAGGCAGGTTGGCGTTGGACAGAGCTGTTCTTAATGTCACGTGGTATTGCTCAATTTTGGCTGTATCAACCACTCCACGTCATCCAGGAGCGCATCAATAGTCGCGGCGATGATTTCGTCAATGCCGATGAACTTGAGACAATCCTAGGTCAATATGAGCTTGCTGCAGGCCAATCCTGTATCCTTGAAAAGTTAATGCCTGCCGCCAACAGTCTTGAACAGGTTAAGGATCTTGCTCTTGACATCATCAACAAGGCAAAGGACTGCTCTGACTCCGCGTCTAAGCTATCTCAGTATCCAGACTACATTGGTTCTCCTAATCCTAAGGTTCTACTTGTAGGCGACGTTCGCAACATCACCGCTAAACATGGTGAGGAGACTATTCTTCCCTTTATGCCTGTTGACGGTAACTCCGGCGAGTATCTTCTTAACTCTTTACCTGATGATTTTTGGAAAACTGTTGGAATAATAAACGTCAATGATGTTCGCCATATCGGAAAAACAATGTATGATCTTTGGATACTACTAGGTCGACCTAACATAATCGCGCTTGGTAGACTAGCTTCTCGTGGTTTAGAGCGTGAAGGTTTCTCTAACGATCTCTTCACAACCATGCCACACCCGCAATACGTAAGACGATTCCATAACAAGGATCAACAAGAGTACGGAACAGCAATACAAAGAAACGCACAAAACAAACCTACGGAGGATAGATGGATACTAAGATAATTGAACTGCCTGACGCAGTCAACGGGTACGTTGATCTCGTTACACACGTTCTAAATAACGGCAAAGAGGTATCTCCTCGTGGGATGAAAACTCTTGAAATTGAAGATGCTCTTATTACAATTAAGGACATCACTAAGACTCTTCCACTTGGAGTTAACCGTGGGACAGTCGCTGGTATTGGCGCAGTCGAGGCTATGCAGCTTCTTTCTGGCACAACGTACCCAGAACTAGTAATCAACGTTGGACCTCAGTTTGCAAACTACGTTGAGAACAACGGGCTATTTCACGGAGCATACGGACCACGCACACGTGGACAGTATGACGCTGTTATCGAGCGTCTAAAGCAAGATCCACAGACGCGTCAAGCTGTCGTAACAATCTGGAATCCGCAGTGGGACCTAATGCCAGGAAAGAAAGACTATCCTTGCACTGTTCTTCACCAGTTCCGTATTCGCGACAACAAGTTAAACATGAGCGTATACATGCGCTCAAACGATGTATGGCTAGGCGCAGCGTATGACTTCTTCCAGTTTACGCGTGTTCAGCTTGCTATGGCATCAGTTCTTGGAATTGAACCAGGAACGTATGGTCATCACGTCGGATCTCTTCACCTTTACGAGCAACACTTTGAGTCAGCTGGCGCACTTCAATACACCAACTACGAGGACATTGAGACAATTCCTTATATTGAAGGTCGCTCTTGGCGTGAGGTTGAGGCATCAGCACTTATGGCTATCAGCGCCGCCATCGATGAGAAGGACAATAAGAACCTTAAGCTTTCTGAACAGTGGTACGCGGACGCGATGATTAAGTCAATTGAAAAGAATCGTGCGCGCTACGACCAAGCGTCAGCAGACGCTCTTATGCAGGAACTTACAACAGAACATAACGATGACTAATAGTAAGGATGCTGACGAGGAGGACTACTTAATTAGTCCTCTTCGCTCGGCGGCTATACAGATGCATGAGATGTATAGTGAGTTTCATCGTGCAGGTTTTACAAAAAGGCAATCCTTATTTCTTGTAAGTAGGGTAGTTGCGTTTGGAATGACGCAGGGAATAGAAGATGCTAAAGACAAAAAAGACAACATAGGAGATTAAATTGTCGCTTATCAGACCGTCGTGGGACACCGTGTGGATGGAAATGGCACACTCGATTGGAAGACGCTCTAGGTGTACGCGAGCACAGGTTGGTGCTGTCGTAGTTTCTCGTAATCAAAGAATAAGTTCTACTGGTTACAACGGTCCTTCCGCTAACTGGCCTCATCAGTCTGACTGTATAGACTGGTGCCCACGCGCGCAAGGTTTGACTCCTTTAGATAACATGTATGATTCTTGTCCATCAATTCACGCTGAGGCAAACGCACTTCTTTACGTTGATAGATCTATGGTTCAAGGTGGGACAATTTACATAACCGGCGCAGCGTGTATGCAATGCGCTAAGCTTATATCTAACTCTGGGCTATCCCGCGTAATGATGAACATTCGTGACATAGACGTTCACCGTAAGCCAGAGGACGTTGTAGACTATCTTATTAAATGTGGGATTGACGTAACAATTATTAAGGAATCAAATGAGTGATGGTCTAGGTGACGTAAAGCTTCACCTTATTGACAACGTTGATACTGCCCGCGAGTTTATCTCTTGGCTTGGTGAACGTAGACCTCATAACGCTATTTCCATCGACACAGAAACTGGTGAACTGCCTGGTGGAGCTCGTGACCACGCGCTCTCACCTTGGCACGGACAGTTGCGATTAGTTCAGGTTGGTGATGGTCAACAAGGTTGGGCTATTCCTTGGAAGGAATGGGCTGGAGTTTTTTATGAGGCTATGGATAAGTTTAACGGTCCTATAGTCTGCCATAACATTGCGTTTGAAGCTCGCTGGTTTGACGTTCACTCGACGTGGAAGATGCCGTGGGAACGCGCGCACGACACAATGATTATGGCTCACATCATTGATCCACTAGGTTCAGGTGCACTAAAACGTCTATCGTCCTTATACGTTGATGGTCGTGCGGCAGCAATGCAGGAAACTCTTGACACATCACTTGCAACCAACGGTTGGACGTGGGGAACAGTTCCTACTAACTTTCAACCTTACTGGGCATACGGTGCTTTAGATACCGTGCTTACTATGCGCATATGGGAACAATTCTGGGAAAAGTGTGGACCGGGACAGCCATACCACCGTGCCTACGAGTTAGAGATGCAGGCACGCAAGATCGTTACGCGCATGGAAATTAACGGTGCGCGTATCGATCTTGATTACTCAAATAAAAAATATAAGGAGCTTAATGACTACGCTGAGTCTGTAAAGTCCTGGGCAAAGCAAACATACGGCGGAGTTTCTATATCTAGTAACATTCAACTAGTTCGTTTGTTTGAGAGCCTTGGAGCTGATATAACATCATACACGCCTTCTGGACAAAAGTCCGCTGATAAGGATCAGCTAAAGCTTCTTTCAATTGAAGGAAACGACGAGGTAAAGGCGCTTGCTGAGATCGTGCTAAAACAGCGCAAGGCAGATAAGCTTGCTAATACCTACTTCTTAAACTTTATCAACGATAACGTAAATGGATTTGTTCACCCGTCAGTTAAGACTCTTGGCGCCCGAACAAGTCGCATGTCAATCCAAAACCCAGCACTGCAAACGTTGCCAAAGGGCGATGACACTGTTCGCACTGCGTTTATACCAAAGGACGAAGATCATGTCATCATCACCTCAGACCTTGACCAAGTTGAGTTCAGAATGTTCGCGTCACTCTCGAAAGATCCAAACCTCATCACTCTCTTTAACAGAGCAGACGCTACAGGGTCAGACCCGTTCACTGAAATTGGTCGTGAAATCTACAATGACCCAACTATGCAGCGGTCAGACAAACGTCGTAACCTCATTAAAGGTACTGTATACGGTCGACTCTATGGAGCGGGTGTTAATAAGCAAGCCCTAACTGCAGGCGTGCCAGAGAGTCAAATGCGCGGTGTATCAGACGCGTTTGATACTCGTTTCCCAGGAATGGCAATGTTCCAAAAACAAATTGAAGACGTAGGTATGCGCCGTCTTAAAACAGAAGGTCAAGGGTACGTATACACGTGGACAGGTCGACGACTTCCTTGCGATGAAGATAGAGTTTACACACTGGTGAACTATTTAATTCAAGGTGGAGCTGCCGAGGTATTTAAGTCTAATCTAATAAAACTTGACCAGGCAGAGCTAACTGAACTTCTTATTGTCCCAGTTCACGATGAAATCGTTCTTAACGCTCCTCGTAAGGACGTTGAAGAAATTATGAAGATTGTCAAGAAGTGTATGACTACCTCTGAAGGTTGGGACGTCCCACTTACAGCTGGCATTGATGGACCTATGGAAAACTGGGGAGAAAAATACCGATGAAATACATTCTTTCAGTAGACCCAGGTAAGGCAACGGGTATGGCTTTGTTTAGCTACTCCGCAGGGCAGGAACCTGTTCTTGTTTGGTCAGGCGAGTATCAACAGGAAGAATACGCTTTACCAATTAGAACTACACTTAAGGAACACCCTGACGTTGAGATTGTGTGTGAAAGATTTACAATCAACATGCAAACAGTTAAAAACTCGCAGGCTCCTTACTCGTTGGAGCAGATAGGAATTCTTAAACAGTGCATGCTTGACGCGGGTAGATCTACAGATGACATATACCTTCAATCTCCGTCAGACGCTAAGGGCATGTTTGATAATCCTAAGCTAAAGAAGTTAGAGTATTGGCACAAGGGAGGAGAAGGTCATGCCCTTGATGCCATCCGTCACGGCCTTCTCCGCTTAGTAAAGATAGGTTGGAAGCCTTTAAGACTACTACAATAGCAAGATCTACATACTATCAGAAATAATGTTTTATTTTCTGTAGAATCCTGATAGTATAAATACATAACGACGAGAGGACAAGACTTAGTGTCTGTAGCAGTAGAGCTTGATGAAGCCGGCAAGCGCATAATTATCAATGCAGAGTGGCGCTTTAAGGAACTTTGCAAGAGTCTCCCTGGATCAAAGTGGGATACGACAGCGCAACAATGGCATGCTCCAGTATCATGGGCAACGTGCTTAGCACTCCGCTCGACGTTCCGAGACGCCCTTGTTATTGGCCCTAGATTGGCCGACTGGGCAATGAACGAGCTAGCTACTAGGGTTACACCTGCTAATAATCTTAGGGACCTAGAGGCCTTTGAAGACGGCACCAACGAAGACTTGTTCCCACACCAAAAGGCAGGTGTTAAGTTTCTTACAGCCGCACGCAGAGCCTTACTTGCTGACGAACCTGGTCTAGGAAAGACTGCCCAGGCAATTAGAGCCTTAGCTGAACTTCAAAAGAACGGGGAGGACGTTTTCCCTGCGCTCGTTGTATGCCCTAACACCCTTAAGAAAAACTGGAAGCGTGAGTTTGCAAAATGGTGGCCAGGCGTTGAGGTTGAGGTTATTCGTGGTTCATCTACTCAACGTCGTAAACAGTTTGAGACTCCTGCGCACGTATACGTTATTAACTGGGAATCCCTTCGCTCTCACTCCAAGCTTGCCTCATATGGCTCAATCGCGCTTGCACGTTGTCGCGAATGTGGAGGACAGGATGAAAAGATCTCAGAGAATCGTTGCGAGGTTCATAAGCGTGAACTAAACAACATGGACTTTAAGGCGGTAATTGCCGATGAGATCCATCGTTCAAAGGATCCAAAGTCTAAGCAAACTCGTGCGCTGTGGGCTGCAACAGGTGACGCTGATATTCGCTTTGCACTTACAGGTACACCTATTGCAAATGACGTTCTTGATCTTTGGTCTATTCTTCATTGGCTTAGTCCAGAGGAGTGGCCAAGCAAGACCCGTTGGGTTGACCGTATGGTAAACACAATGTTAAATGCCTTTGGCGGAATGATGGTTCTTGGCGTAAAGCCTCATATGGAAAAAGAATTCTATGACGCAATAAATCCACGCATGCGTCGTATGCTTAAGAAGATCGTTCTTCCTTGGCTACCAGACATGATGTTCGAGCGTCGTGACATTGAGATGTCAACTAAGCAAAAGAAAGCTTATGACCAAATGCGCGATCTCATGATTGCAGAACTTGAAGGTGGCGAGGCAATAACCGCGCCTAGTCCTCTAACGCAAACCATACGCTTACTACAGTTTGCGAGTTCATTTGCTGAGATAAACGTAGATGAGACTACAGGCGAAACACGGGTTCGTCTTGCAGAACCTTCATGCAAGGTTGATGCCTTAATGAACGATATTGAGAATAAAGATTTTGGTGACGATTCAGTTGCAGTCTGCGCTGTGTCACGCCAGTTGATTGAGCTACTAAGTGCAGAGATGACAAAAGCTAAGATTCCACATGGTCTTATCACTGGAGCTCAAGACGAGGATGAACGTCAACAAGCAGTTGATGACTTTCAATCTGGAAAGATTAAGTGGATTCTATTTACAGCGCAGGCTGGTGGCGTTGGAATTACGCTTACCGCGGCTCGTCGTCTTGTGATGTTACAACGTCCTTGGTCTCTTGTAGATCATAAACAAGCGCTTGACCGCGTTCACCGCATTGGGTCTGAGATCCATGATTCTGTAATCATTACAGACTATGTTACAGAAGGAACTATTGAGGAACGGGTTCTGCAGGTTCTTGAAACCAAGGCAGACAACTTCGAACAAATTGTTCGAGATAAGACCGCGCTTCTTGCACTACTAAAAGACGACAAGGCAGGAAAACTATGAGTGACAAGCCAATAGAACCAGTCCGTATCTCTAACTCTGAGATTCAGACCTTTAAGGACTGCAAGCGTAAGTGGTGGCTTAGCTACTATCGTCGTCTGCAGCCTAAGACACAGCAGTTTACAGGCGCACTTGCACTTGGGTCTCGCATCCACCAGGCGCTTGACGACCACTACTCAAAAGGCATTCCTTTAATTGAGGCTCACGCTGCGTTGGTTGACACTGACCGTGGGATTCTTCAGGCGCAGTATCGCGATACATACGACCTAGATAGTGACGCAGAACTTGGTCGCATTATGCTTGAAGGTTATCTTGAGTGGAACGAAGAAAATGGAATTGACTCTGAGCTAGAACTTATCTCCGCTGAAGAGATTATTGAAATGCCGATGCTTAACGGTGAGGTTATCCTTCAAGGAAAGATTGATCAACGTGTTCGTCGCAAGACTGACGGAGTTCGTATGTTCCGTGACTGGAAAACAGTCGGTGGTTCATTTACTGACTTTGCAGCGGGCGCTCAAATGAATGAACAGATTAAGACGTATATGCTTCTTGAGACTGCGCAGAATAAGGAAGGTGAACGCACTGAAGGCGGAGTGTTTACCTTATTTAAGAAGGTAAAGCGCACGGCTAACGCTAAACCTCCGTTCTATGATCAGATCGAAGTTCGTCATAATATCTTTACGTTGCGTGCGTTCTGGGCAAATATCAACGCTGTTCTATCAGAGATGATGAATACACGTAAGGCACTAGACGCTGGTGCAAACTTTCAAACAGTTACGTATCCACGACCAAGTCGTGATTGCAAATGGAAATGCCAATTTTTCACTCTATGTCCGATGTTTGACGACGGAAGCGCTGTTGAACAAGCATTGAGTGATTCGTATGAGATCGCAGATCCATACGCGTACTACCAAATCGAAGAGAAGAAAGGAAGTGAGTGACGATGTCCGTACAACGCTCTCTCACGATGATGGTCTACGGCGAGTCAAAGGTTGGTAAATCAACCTTCGCTGTAACTGCGCCTTATCCACGTCTTATGTTAGACGTAGAAGGTGGGCACAGATTCTTGCCAATCGTCGTAAAGTACTGGGATCCACTGCGTGAGGAACCTCCTGTCGCAGATGGTACATGGGATACTTGCGTAGTCACTGTTCGTGATTATGACACCGTGATAAAGACATATCAATGGCTTCAACTTGGAAAGCATCAGTTTAAGAGTCTTATTATTGACTCTATCTCTGAACTACAAGTTAAGTGCATGGATTCGATTGCTGGTAACGAACAGATGAAGATGCAACAGTGGGGTGAATTGCTTCGCCACATGGGCGCGCTTCTTCGAGATCTTCGTGACCTAACAATGCACCCAACAAATCCGCTAGAGGCAGTCGTATTAACTGCGATGTCTCGTTCAGCAGACGGTCGTGCAAAGCCTTACCTGCAAGGACAACTTGCAATTCAGGCTCCATATTTCTATGACATTCTTGGAGCTATCACCGTTGAGACAGTTCCAAACCCAGATCCATTGCAGTCTCCATACAAGGTACGTCGCATGTATGTAGAACGCACTACTGAATACGAAGCAGGCGAGCGTGTCCAAGGTCGTCTTGGCGCGGTCGTCGAACAAGAGAATCTTGGGGTTGAGCGCATGCTTGATCTTGTATTCGGTCAAAAGACACAAATACCACCAACAGCAACACCAACTAACTAAGGAGACAATACAGTGAGTTCACTCAACTGGGGCGATCTTGTAAAAGACGCCGGAGATGTAGCAAGTTACGAGCCACTTCCAGACGGAGATTACGATCTAACCGTTATTGAAGCAACTGCCAAGGTTTCACAATCTGGCAAGACAATGTTCGCAATCAAGGCGCAGGTTCAATCAGGCGCTCACGCTAAGCGTCTTGTGTGGGACAACCTTGTTGTTTCACCAGAAAATTCCAATGCACTTGGAATCTTCTTCCGCAAGATGGCAGCACTTGGACTTAATCGCGATTTCTTTTCGACAAGCCCAAGCAACGCTCAAATTGAGCAAGCTATCAAAGGTCGTTCATTCCGCGCTGCAATTACCTCACGTACTTGGCAGGGTCAGAAGAAGAACGAAATCAAGAACTACTATGTTGCGCCTGCCGCTGGAACACCTGGCGCTGCTCCCGTAGCAGCTGCCGCTCCTGCACCAGCACCTGCACCAGCACCAGCTGCTCCTATAGCTCCTGTTGCCGCTGCACCAGTTGCTGCTGCAGTTCCACCAGCACCTCCTGCTGCACCTGCAGCACCGTTCTAATCAAACACTAGTTGTTCTGGTATCATCGTCTAGCTTAAAAACTTAGGCGATGATACCAGCAACTTAAAGGAGCAACATGAAAATCTTAATGACGGGTTTTACCGCTTTACAGATAAACACAGAACGACGAACAATCCAAAAGATTGATGTTCCGGCGCTTATCGCAAAGGCACTGACTGAGCAGGGTCATGAAGTAGATTGGCGCAAGGTAACACCTGGCGAAGATCTTTCATCCTACGATGTTGCGTGGATTAACCTTGCGCCGTTGAACTCTCTTAATGGACGACAAGGTGCTATGGGAGCGTTGTATGCTCTTTCATCTGGCGTTCCTGCGGTTGGATTTTTTGATGATTGGCAGTTTAACACAGTCTTTAACGGAGCTCGCGCCTTAATTCGTAAACCTGAGATGCTGTATAAGCATCTACTTGTTGGAACTGAACATCGCGGTGATGAAGGCGCAACATACTTTAGTCGTGCAGACATTGAAGCTGCACTTGAAAGAGTTAGAGAAGTAAATCCAGACGCCGCAAAGAAGTGCTATATTGAACGTTACTACATGATGGACAACGATGAAAACATTAAACCTTATGAAAAACGTCTTGTTGAGGCAGCGCGAGATCTAATAGCAGACCGCTGGTCCGCGGGCATGGTGCCAGTGTGCCCTATGTATGCGTGGGGTAACCGCGCCGGTGTTCGCAAACGCATGCCAGTTGAGGTCGGTCCTATTGAGGCTCTAGACCCTAGTGTTGTTGTTAACGATACACTTGCTGCGGTGCTACCTAAGTCACCAAAGGAAAAGGTGCGTTCATGGGTACTTGGCGCGTTGATGCCACACGATGAATGGCTTGCACGCAAAAGTCCAGATTGGCCAGTTGAGATTGTTGGTAGTCGTAAACTTATTAAGAAACTTGGTGGACAACGTCTAGACACCGAGCAAGACGTTCTTGAATACTATAATGAGCGCTGGGGAATTCTTTCTCCACCATATCCGCATGCTGGCTCTGGCTGGTGGCGTTCACGCTTTCTATACGCGGCGCACATCGGATCTATCCTTGTAACTGATAAAGGCGAAGGTGATCCGCTGGGTGATGCCTACAAGTTAACTATCTCTGACGTTGAAAAGATGTCTGATGATGAGCTAGCTGCCGCAGCAAAAGCACAGGCTGATGCCTTGCGTCCATACATTGGAACGTATGATCAGTTTAAGGATCACTGCGAACGCATCGTTAACCGCGCGGTTGCACAGGACAAAGGTCTTAAGAGAAATCCAGATGGGACAATTGCATGAGTCGTATTCTTATAACTGGCATGACGTCTCCTCAGACGTCACACGCACTAAACAAGAAGTCTCTATCATTCTCCGGCGTTATAGAAAATGTTCTGAACGATGCTGGTCACACGGTGTCTATGTGCGAGCCCGACATGACGTGGACAAAGGAAAACCTTGACGTATATGACTCTATCATTGTTGGAACTGCGCCTTTAAGTAGCTTAAGTGCAAATCATGCTTATGGTGCTCTTCACATTATAGACCAGATGTACGATTCTGGAAAACTTGCTCTTCTGATTGACGCCCCGCAGCCTTCACAGATAGCGGTAGGTCTTCGCTCAGTTAAATCTAAACCAGAGAACCTTACTAAACCTTTCTATGTAAATCGTAGAGGTTACCAGCTAATGAAGGATACAAAGGTCTCTAAGAGGATTCTAGGAACTGTTGATAGGCTAATAGACGACAATGCGCAGTGGCCAACGGTTATCTATCCATCGTTGCCTTGGAAAAGTGCGACGTCAGTTATTGACGATCTTCCATCTAAGGCTGGAGTGTCTGTAAATGGAATAAACCTAGATGCCTATATGTCTAAGATACAAAACCCTATGGATACTCCTAGAGAAAATCGCTGGGCATCTGATTCTATTTCTTCTCCGTGGATTAAGAAAATAATGAACACGCTTAACACACAGGTTACCTTAATGAAAGAACACAAAGGTTACTCAGATGCTGCCGTAGAGGAACATATAGGTAAGTCGATTGGATCCTTAATAACACCTCACCGTGGTGGAACGTGGTGGTCGTATCGGTACGTTCAATCACTAAACAGACTTACGCCGGTTGCAACTGACTGGCAGGAAAGCTGCAACATTGGCAGCTCGTGGAATGCAATCGCGGCAACAATAGAACACATGGAGCCAGGGCAAAGAGAAGAGCTAGCACGGGCACAGCAAAAGGAGTATCTTGCAAGTATTCCAAATAAGGAGGAAGCGCTAAATGATCTTCATGAGGCGTTGAACATAACGGCAAAGAACAGAAAGGTTACAGCATGACACTATTCAATAGATGGCTAAAGGAGACACGTAACCTTCAAGAGACCGTGTACTTCATTAACTACGAGGAGATGGACGGCGATAAGCCGCAAAACATTCGTAAGTTTGTAGAGTACCTACGGTGGAACATGCTTGCCGTTGACGATGAACTTGCTGAGATGCGTCAGGCTATCTCTTGGAAACCTTGGCAGCACGACCAACCTTACGCAGATCGCGAGGAGGTCATTAAGGAAGCCGTTGACGTTCTGCACTTTGTTGCAAACATTATTGTTGCAGCAGGCGGAACTGATGATGAACTAAATAAGTTCTATCTTGAAAAGATGGAAAAGAATCGCCAGCGTCAACTTAAGGGATACAAGGTTAAGGACGTTGGAGTAAAGTGCACGCTATGTAATCGTGCAATAGATGACGTGGGCGTTGGCGAAGTGCCAGACGTTTGCGCAAAGTGCCTACCAAAAAGAGAAGGGGATACTACAAATGCCTGAGTATGATGATAAATGGGTACGTGAACAGTTTGCAGCTGCAAAGGTGCGAGTTGGAACTGGCAACGCGGTGTTAAAGCTGCTAAAAACTTGGTCAGAGATTAAGGCCACTGAAAAAAGTGCTGCTGAAATTATGGAGGTGTTCTCTAAGGTTGCGCTAAATCACGCGCTTGTTGAGGAGCCTAAAGGTGAGGTATGGGCTCCAGCGCAGCCTGGATTTATTCTTGTTGGAGATCAAGTAAGAGTTATGTATGATGCCTTTAGCGATGCTACTGGCAAAATACACAATGGTCGACGAGGAATTGTAGTTGCAGTTCGTCATGGTGACGTTGTTATTAGATCTAATGATGACAAGGAACCTTTCCTAGATGGGGCTCACTACTCTCCCTATAAGCTAGATAAGAGAGTTCGATGAGACAGACTATTCACCTGCAGGCAAGCGGAAAGAATCACGCTGATATGCAAACGTCTATTCATAATGCAGTTATTAAGTACTTTGGCGTAGAGGACGAAGAGACGCTAAAGAACGCTGAGGTTGCAGTCACGCAAGAGTCAGAGGAAAAGTACACGGCAGTAATTCACATAAGGATGCGATAATGGAAGATACAACAGCAGTTCCACAGGTCCCAGCTAGAGTTGCAGCTCTTCGTGAAGCTGCGCTACTTATTAACGGCGATAGAGACGCGCAGTACGGAAGCCCTAAGGACAACTTTAATCGCATTGCGCGTATCTGGTCTGTCATTCTTGGTATAGATATAACAGAGGAAGACGTTGCGATGTGCATGGCTGGACTTAAGATGGCACGGTACGCATCTAAGTCTGGATTCCAACCTGATACCTGGGTAGATATTGCAGGATACGCCGGATGCGGATACGAAGTAGGGCAACTGCTCGCACAAAAAGCTGAGTAATCATGACCCATAGTGGGTCATACTGCACTAACGCGGTATACAGTCCATCTATACGAAACTATGGAGGACTTACCTATGTCGCAACCTACCTTTATTGACTGTAATGGTCTTGCTGGATTCTTAAGTCTTGGCCTTGTGCAGGCAGGAATGGAAATGAAAACTCGCACAGGAACACTTAACTTTGGAAACCCTCTAGCTGAGGCAAACCGTAAGTATCTTGGCAATACGTGGAACAGTTACTTCTCAGATGACGCTGATGAATGGCCAAAGTCTAAGGTAGACGTAGTCGCAGGCTGCCCTCCTTGTTCAGGCTGGTCCGTCTGGTCTGGACCCGCTAATCGCGGTGAAGACTCTGCAGCACATGAACACACACGCGCATTCATGAGATACGCAGGACGAGTCAAGCCAAAGATGATTGTGTTTGAGTGCGTTCAACAGGCATACACACAAGGACGCGGTGTTATGAACAAGTACCGAGAGATGGTCGAAGATGTCTCTGGAAAGAAGTACGACCTATACCACGTTAAGCAAAACAACTTGCTTCTTGGTGGATTCTCGTATCGTCCACGCTACTTCTGGGTAGCTGTAGAAAAAGGTATGAAGTTTGGAATTAGCGTGCAGCAGCCAACTGAGCTTCCACGCATCATGGACATTATTGGTGATCTTGCAAAGCTTCCACAGTCATGGGATAAGCAAAAATACGTTGAAGAGCCTTCCCGCTGGGTGTCGCATCTTAAATCACCAGATGGAATGGTTAACGGTCACGTAGGAAAAACAAACATTCACGCTCAACGTATTGAAGAGATATTTGACATCATTGGAAATGACGGCTGGCCTGGAAACGGAGATCTTGGTGGAGCCATCAAGAAAGCCGTAGAGATGAACAACGGAGAGTTTCCACAAAAGTGGTTAGACATATCTGAGAGAGTTCTTCGTAAGAACTACAAGCTTGGATTTTCTCAACCGTACCGCTGGAAGGAAGATCACTGGTGCAACGTTCTTACAGGATCTGCACTAGACCACGTAGTTCACCCAACTGAACCTCGTCTTATCACGCACAGAGAGTCCGCGCGTATGCAAGGCTTGCCTGATGACTTTGATATTGAAGGCGCTAAGGAGTACTCGTCTCTTGCTGCAGTATGGGGCAAGGCTGTCCCAGTACAAGCTGCTAAATGGTTAGGAGACGCTATGGTTGCCTCTCTAAGCGGCCAACCTGATACTAACCAAGGTGAACTAATAGGAGATAGAGAGTGGCTTCTAGACATGGATAAAGGGTTCTCTAGACAGGCGGCAAAAAAGAAGTGGTACGCCGATGTCAGCTAAGGATGACTTTGAAGAAGAGAACATATACCCCCAGTGTGAGCAGTGTTACATCAAGGAAAACAGTAAGTGGGAGCCGGAAGGCGTAGGATCAGACGGAAGTCTTATATCCACGCTTGTTGCGGTAGCAATACCAACTCGGTTAGATCCGGGGCAGATCAACGTTTGCTCAACCTGCGGTGAAATTACGATAGCTGGAATCTTTGTAGATCTTGATGAGGAAGAGGTTAAGTACGACGAAGGCCCTCTAGGCAGCCTTGAGGACTACGACGAGTAACCTGATATAATTTACTTATGACGAAACGACACAAACATGCAAACCTTTATATTTCAAACTGACTCCTTTGAGCGCATCGCCGCGGAGTTAGATAACAAGCGTCTTCATAAGCAGACCCTTGAGGGCTGGCAACTTCTTCTTGCCGTGACAAAGCTAGGACCTGATGGAAATTACCGTGACCCTAAAGGCTGGGCAAATCACCCGGCTGCAAATATGTGGCGCGGGCACGAAACCTTGCTAGTCTCATATCTATCTGCCACATACTTCGAGTGGCGTAAGCGTGGGTACAAATCTACAATGCTTCCTAAGATCTACTCGACGTATGACCTAGCGATAGATCGCGGATTGATATCACCTGATATCACCATGCCTTGGTGGATGGAAAATAAAAGAAAGTTTGAACAGCTTGCGTCTACCCACAGGGTAGCTCTTCTTCGTAAGGACTACACCTGGTACTCCCAGTTTGGCTGGGCAGAGGACACCGGAACTCGTCCTCCCTACTACCAGTACCTATGGCCAGACGTAAACGGCAACCTGTGCCTAGGGACATACAATAATCTATAAATAGGTTACTTTGGCATAAAGTACAGGCGCTCAGATGACATTAGAGACACTTTCACGCCTAGGTCCATATGGTTTTATAGGTCTCTAAAATAACAAAAAGAAACACCCGTGTAGGCTACCTTTTCTGGAGTCTCAAGATACAATGTACCTATGAGAGACTCGCGTATTGGCGAAACACTATGGAGTGAATGGTCTGGTGAAGGCTTTGAGCCTACCAGCCAAGATGCTCTTGTGTTCTTCACGGAAGATCACGTTGATATTGAAAACGAGACTGTCAGACGTGCGCTAGCCTCTGCACTTCAACGCGATGGATCTTCAATCTCCCTTGGTAATGGGTACAGCGCTATTGAATCTGCCACTGTTTCTCACGGGTACGCTGGTGAAGTAGATGAGGCAATCTACTTTACAATGTGCAATGAAGACGGAGAAACACGTGACGGAGATTACGTAGACAGAGTTATTCCTATTACCTGGGTGGAGATCTAAGTGGCACGTGGCGAAACAGACTTAAGTTGGCAGAAGGAAGCAATCTGCGCGTTACCGGAGAATGAAAAGATAAGAGACTTCTTTTTCTCAACGGAACCAACAGAGAAGTATCAAGCAAAGAATCTTTGTTTCCTGTGCCCTGCGCGACAAGGTTGCTTAAAGTGGGCTCTTGAACATCGACAGATCTGGGGAATCTGGGGAGGCAAGGACGAAGGTGAAATTCGTCGCGCACTCTCAGTCTCAGGCGCAGGACAAGAAACTCGTCGTCGTCGTTTTCCTCAGTGCCCTTACTGCAACGCTCGTCCGTCTAAGTTAGAATCCTTAGTTGTTGATTCTCCAAACGGAGGACGTTGGGCAACTATGCGTGTGGTTCACTGCACATCGTGTGACTTCACATGGCGCTCACGAACAAGTGCAAACGCTGTTGATGCCTATCACGTTGAACGAGCTGAGAAGCTTGTTAAGGCTGAGAAGGAAAAGGCTAAGAAGTTGGAGAGGCAGCTAAAGCGTAAAATGAAAGATTCTGAGCGAGCCGCGCGTCGTCAGGCTGCAATTCCAAAGCGATAGCACCATACTCTTTTGCCTTATCAAACTTTCCAAGTCTAAACGCAGAGATTGCAGCGTAGTCATACGGTGCATGACCCCAAGCCTCAGGTTCACAAAGATACTCTAGAGGTTTCTCTGTAATCGCAATAGCGTCTTCAGCAGACTTTAAGCACTCTTCCCACTTTTCAGCTATGTAGAAGTGTTTTGCAAGATCTACGTGAGGTTCGCGTCGACCGGGCGCTTCCTCTATCGCGCGATTAAACCAGTATGCTGCCTTATCGTGTTCAATTTCTCCGTCACTCATAAGTATCTCCGTTATCTTTCCTAGGTAACGCATCGAGGCCGCGCGTTCTGCATCCCAGGTAGCTGTTGGCAAGCTTAGGTGACGCTTAAACTCTTCCATAGCTTGCTTGTATTGAGCATGAAAGTATAGCTCACGTGCGTAGTAAAATACGTTTCTATCACTTGTTGGATCCTCCTGCACAGACATTGCAAGAAGTGGTAGGTACTGCGCTCGGCTTTTTGTTGAGTCTGGATGATGATGAGTCTCTAGTCCTTCAAGCCAGCCAGATGTTTCATTCATACCATAGGCATAAAGACACTCGTGAACAGGATGGCGCCAACGATAGTTCTTACGTGTATGAATATGGTCATAGCTAAACTCTAGTCCGGGAGTTCCATCATCGTTCCACGACCAGACGTGCTTGTACTTAGGGCGAGTCCACCCGTTGTCAGCTGCAACCTGTAGAGCCTCACGCCAGTTAGGTGTGATGATCTCATCCATATCAAGAGAGATGCAGTAGTCAATGTCGATAGGAAGAAGCGCCAATGCAGCGTTGCGTGCATCATCAAAACGCCAAGGAGAGATCTTTACTACCTCTACGTTGATGCCAAGACTTTTGGCAAGCTCTACCGTCTTATCAGTTGAGCCGGTGTCTGCAATCATTAGATAGTCTGCGTCCTTAGCGGACTCATACCAGCGCTCAACAAACTGTTCCTCATTGAGGGCTATCGTGTAGATTGCTACCTTCATTTTTCTCTCCCGGTCGTTTCGTTATGTGTGTTTAATGTATCCTATAAGTCTCTATAAAAGAATTTAATGTTATCAAAATATCCACCGCCAGTTCCTGCGCCGTCTCCGTGAACTGCGATGTAGTTTCCATTTGATACAAAACCAATCATTGAACCCTGCCATACATCATTGAGGTACCACTCGATGTCTGTTCCAGTCTTATCTATGGTGATTCTTACGTTATACCAAACACCCGTCGTAACTAAACCTTGCGAGACAGTAGGATACGAAGGTGCATCCCAGCTTGTCCAGCTTCTTGTCGCGGCAAAACCCGAGTAGCTTGCAGTACGTCCATCAAAACGAATCATCTGTCCTCTGCCGTTTATATCGCATCCAAAATAAAAGTTAGCTAGTGGAGCGCCGCTTTCAATAAGCTTAATGTCAAATGACACGGTCTTGCCAAGACAGGACTGCGTTACGTTTGTGTACGCATATTGTCCGCCTTGCGCCACTATGGCAGGGCCAGGGCGTCCTTGTAGAACCGTTGTAGTTACACTAGTTGTGCTTGTCCAGCCAGATAAGGTAGAGGCGTCCTTAAAGTAGAACGGTCTGGTGCTTACCGCCGAAGAGATAGCTCCAATAACTTGCATTAGACTACTAAGTCTCCCGCGGCTACCCACGTGTTAGGTGACAGCTTAACGAGAGTTGCCATTGAGTACTGAGCTCTAAACGCAAGACCAGGCGTAGAGTAGATCGTTACGCCGGCAACCGGTGTGATCTTTGCTCCGCCAGAAGATTGAATAAAGAAGTTAACCTGCGAGCCAACTGCCATGTTTACAACTGAGTCAAGAGCGACGTTCAATGTTACAAAGACATTTGATACTGGGTTAACTACGATAAGCTTAGATATGTCCGTTACCTGTAGTGTGTAAGACGAGTTAGTCACTGTGTTAATTGGAAGCGTAGGATCTGCGTATCCAACTGGTCCCTGTGCGCCAGTAGCACCCGTAGGTCCAGTTACTCCCTGTGAGCCGGTAGCGCCAGTTGCTCCTGTAGCTCCAGTAACGCTTGGCCCTGTTGAACCTGCGATTCCAGGTGATCCACGAAAGCCGGTTGGACCCGTAGGACCGGTAGCTCCGTTAGACCCAGATGCCCCTGTAGGACCTGACTGTAGATACGTCGCGTAATCTGTTGCAACCCAACTGATGCCGTTCCAAGACCAAGCACGACCAGACGCTGTGTATTTTTGACCAACGGTAGGACCGGTTGGAAAGGTAACTGCCATTTCCTGTCCTTTCTAATGCTTACAGACGAATAAACCTATTTATACTTTTCTTAAACTATACTGCAAGGTTTGAGTAAAGTACCGATCCGTAGAAGTCCGTACCATTTGGTGAGGCAAACTGAACTATGCTTCGTGATGGAGTGGCACCAGACAACGAAGACGTGAGTGTTGGAGCTGAACCGCCATCCCAGTAGATAGTTCCTGCCTGTGCAGCCCACGTAAACGTAGGAGTAAACGAGTAGTTAGCTGTAAAGAACGTGGCCTGAGCTCCGATGGCAGCCGTCGTTGCTGCGCTAAGCGTTAGATACGTCTTAGTTGTAACCGTGCCTGTTGACGCATAACGGTCAGTTAGAACTGATGAGATCGTAAACCATGTAGAGGTAGCTGCAACTATGGTGTCGTTTGTAAGTCCGTTAAAGTTAGATAGCGTTGCGACTGAGCCTGTCGCTGTTGAGCTAGAGCCGGTGGTTGAGTTAGTTACCGTAAAGCTTGCGTTAGTTGTAACAACTCCTACGGTAAACGTTCCGTTGAACCCGGCTGTTGACGCTCCTGAGACCGTGATGGTCTGTCCTGAAACTAGATTTGTTGTGTCAGTCAGTGCGTACGTAACTGTTGTGCCACTTGCGGTGATACCCGTGATGTCATACACGCGGTTAGCACCAGATACCGTAACGATCTGACCAGCAAACACCGTATTAGTTCCTGTAACCACTAGAGTACCTGCGACTGTCGTTGCTATCGCGGCCGACGTTGCTCCAGTTGCTGTGCTTGCCACGACGATGCTGGCGTTGACGTTGACGGCTGTGATGTTGTACGTTCCATTGTAGGCGGACGTTGACGCCGTTGTAATGGTGATCGGCATTCCAACAGTTAGACCTGTCGTGTTTGCAATGCTGTATGTTACCGCTGTGCCTGAGCCTGAGATTGCAGTTATGGCGTACTGACCTGTCGTCGCGTTAGCCGATGATGTTGTGCCTGTGGCTGTGCTTGTTACCGTAAAGCTTACGTTGTTAACAACGCTAAGAACCGTGTAGTACCCATTGAACGCGGTGTTTGTTGCACCTGAGATGTTAACAGGTTGTCCAGGAATAATGTTTGCAGTGTTTGTCGTCGAGTATGTTACCTGACTACCGTTCGCAGATATCGCTGAAATTGAGTAGGTTGCGCCAAACGTAGGGGTCATGCGAGTTGCGGTGACTGCGGTTGATGGGTTAATCGCGCTGATTGTTGTACCAGCTGTGATGTTTGAACCCGAGACAAGCATTCCTGTGTAAAGGTTAGCCGTGCCTGACGTTGTTCCCGTGTCTGGGATAACCTGCATCGAGGTTGATCCGCTAGCTGCAAGAACGCATGTCTTGTTGAATGACGTTCTTCCGCCAACCTCAACATAGAACGTGTGACCCGACGTAGTAGCCATAGAAGGAAGAGTTAGCTGAACGTTTCCTGCAACGTTAGTAAGACGAGTGACAGGACCGTTGCTAGCTACAGGGGCAATCGCGCCGGTTGCGGCGTCAAACGTCTGTGTCTTATAGGTGATGCCTGAGCTAATATATGCGGATGCGTTCTTAGGAAGAAAGTCTGGAGAGTATGTAATACCCATGTTTAGTATCCAATCATCTTACGAACGTTAATGACCGCGCCGTCACTTGTCCAGCATTGAAAAAGATTATAGGTTGAAGAGAGTGCAGGTTGTGACCCACCTTCAAAGTTGATTGTTGCCGCTCCTGAGCTCACGGACGTTCCTGCAAATGACACTGACTGTCCAGCTGGTACAAGTTCAAAGTACCACATTGCGTAGAAGTTAACGTCAAACTTTGTCAGATCAAATGAAAGAGCAACCGTTGCACCAGGGTTTTTAACCGAGATAAAAGGGTAGGTAATAACGTCAAAGGTAGTGCTGCCATTTGCTACGCTCGTGCGGTAGCGAACTCCGCTTGATGCGGTAAGATACGCTCCGTTTGCGGCTACAAACTTCTTAGGTGTTATTGTATTTCCCACGGGAACTCCTCTTAAGAATTAAGCTGGCTGTAAAGAACCTTGCCAAAGATTGACACGCCGTCAGGGCTATAGAATATAAGCATGTAACGACCAGTTCTTGCGTTTACGTTTGGAGCTCCAGTATTTGATGCTCCGTTGTCCCAGGCTGTTACGTTTGTCCAGGACACGGTAGTTGTACCGATGGCTTTCATCTCAAGGTACCACACCGAGACGCCATCACTTGGAACACCGATAAAGGTAATTGCCAAGTTTGCGACAGGGGATGCAATTCTTACTAGTCCACCGTTAGTTGGATTGATGGAGTAAGCTCCGCCAAGACCAGTGTAGCTTTGAATGCGTGAAGAGTATGCAGCGCCGTTTACAGCATCGTTAGATTGCTGTAGCGTCTGTGGTACCATTGAGATTGCCACTATTATTTATCCTTTGCTTGGATTATTATTCAGGTGATGCTTCAATTGAAAGTGAAGAGTCAAACCCACTGCCATTCCACTCTGCCTTAGCAGCGTCAGAAATCTTTGGTGGATAGAACGTTCCGCCTTCATATGTCCAGCCTCGTGATGGTGTAACGACGTTTGTAGATATCTCAACCGCGTCAAAGAGCTCGGTCATGTTGCCGAGCCCTTCTTCGCTGTCGGAAACAACAACGTTAACTACATCTACACCAGAGATTAGCGCGAATTTAGCCATTTATGTTTCTCCTTTTCGATCAGTTAACTTAAACTACAGCTTTGTCGAAGTAGCGAACGATAGCAAGACCATCGCCGCCATTTCCACCGTATGGTTGGTATGCATAGTACTGGCAGTCTGAAATATCGACGTAAACTACGTCGCCAGCATCAAAGTACAAGAACTCCCAGCAGACATCGAAGTATGCTGCGTTATCAGGAGCTGGAACTGTCTGCCAGCCTGATGGAACAGTTGAACCTGCAGTGTTACCTGAGGCTGTACCTGCGATGTAGTTGTTGGTTGTAATTGCAGAGAATTGAATATCGTACGTTGGACGATCTTCGCGGATGATAACACCCTGGTAGTTCTTCCAACGAACTGTTGGACGAACGCGCTTTGGCAGACCAGAGAAGTTATTGCTTGTTACGCCTGTTGGTGCAGTCTGAAGACGAGCACCGACGATAGGGAAGATAAGTGCAGTGCGTGGAAGGATTGGGAATGCCTGCCATGCTGTTACTACCTTTGCGTTTCCAACGTCTTGAATCGTAACCTGTAGACCGTATGTACCACCGGCAATGTTAGCAGGCGATGACTGCTGAATTGCCTGAGCGTTATACAACCCTGTCCACTTGTAGGCATCTGAGGTGATCGTGTCATACGCAACGGCTGTACCAGCTGATACGTGCTGACGAGTTGTTTGTGGAGTGTTACCGAGGTTTGCACCACCACCACCACCGCCGCCGCCGGTGTTAACAACACCGTCGATACCGCGTGAGTAATAGTCAACTACACCAGCTGCTTGCGTTGAGTTGTAAGCAACGAGCCATGTTCCGCCGCCCTTACCGCCGCCCGCGTTTCCGCGACCAGGTACTGTTGCAAACTGCGTGGTGCTTGTCCAACCTGCGCCGCCACCGCCACCTGCTAGTGGGATACCGTATGCAGATCCGCTGTTAAGACCAGATGGGATAACACCTGGGCCACCGTCACCGGCAGCAGAAGGCATGTAAGCGTTAGTGCTCGAGCCTGTTGTAGACGTGTTCCACATTGCGTATCCACCAGCGTTTCCACGCATTGGGAACGTCTGGAACGACGATCCAGCTGTTGAGTTCCAACCAGAGCCATATGTAAATGACGTTGTTGCGCTGTTAGTTGGCATGTACATAATTCCGTTACCGCCAATGCCACCTGCGCCGCCACCGCCACCTGCTAGTGTAGGAAGAGTACCAAGTGTGCCTGAGGCACCAGCAGCGTGTCCGCCGTTGTTTGCACCTTCAAGGCCGTATAGCCAAGCTGACACCGAGGTGTTATAGGTTCCGCCTCCGCCGCCGCCTTCAGCAGCAACTGTTGCGGACGTTACGATTGGAGACATTCCTGGCTGGCCAGCATATGTGTACGTACCATCGTTTGCACGCTTTAGAACTGTTGAAGTTGCCGCAAGTTCAAGCTGTGGATACATTAGGTAGAATTCCATCGTCGTACCTGTTGCAGACTGTGCTGCCTGGTACGCGGTAGCGCCTAGACGCATCCACGCGGTTCCTGTTGGAGCCTGTGCGGATACACCGATACGTACCGGGTACGATGATTGTGGCATCTGAGCCGTTGTAGATGCAACCGTTGTGATTGGAAGAACGTTGGATAGACCAAGGCTGCGACCAAGTGAGTTGTAATCCTTGTCAAAGTACTCGAGGAACGCTTGCACTGGGCGATACTGCTGTGCGGTACCACCTGCAACCGCAAAGAGAGTACCAGTGTACGTGTTTCCTGCGATAGACTTAACAAAGCGATGTCCAACCTCAAGGTCAGACCCTGCTGTTGAGTTTGTCTGCAGAACAAGAACGTTATCATAAGCGTAAAGTGGCTGCTGGTAAGCTGTAACAGATCCACCAACCTCAAGCTGCATGTTGTCGAACCAGAACACGGTGCTTGCCTGCTGTAGAACGATCGTAGGGTAGATAAGCTGTCCCCATGATCCGTAG